CAGAATAACCGTATCCAGTTCCATTGAATAATCTTGATCGGGAACTGGGGCAAGATAAAAACTGGTAGGCCCATACATGCTAAAAGCAATGGGGCGTCCGACATAGTTTTGCCAGAACCTAAGCTCAGCATTGAACTGCGTCCAGGGCAAATAACGTAACGGGATACGGGTGTTTCCCCATATTATGTTGATATTAATAATGTCCATCGTATTCGCACCTTGAGGAAAGGCGGTAAATTGATAGACTTCTTGATTAGTGTAAGCGATGGTTGTCTGGTATGAGCGCAGACAGCCGGAATCACGGACAAGACGTTGCCTTGCCTGATTGATGTAGTCTGTTAGTTCGTCGTCAGTCCAGAAGTTTGCATTGGCATCATGCAACAATCTGCGACATTCAGTAATGTAGCCATTAAGATTTTGAGACATTTGATTCCCATGTTATGCCGACATGGACAAAACTTTCCCCCCCCCTCGTTTCGGAGGGAAGGGTACTTGCTCAACCACGGGGGATAGAGCGTGGTTTCTTTGCGGTGGTTCATGAGTGATTATGAACTTTTCCAAAATCTTCATTCCATCTGGAATATCATTGGTAGTTCTAATCCACCCATGAGCCGCCATATACTTTTCTTTGTCTGAATCATGACAACCAAATATGTGACGAGCCGCTACTTCGGAAATTTCTACAGTTTTACCTATAGGAAATTTCAATTCTTCACAGCCATACTCAGTAATAAAATCTTTATCCCAAGTATTTGTCACATATAAGTTTGTCATTAGAAGCTCACTGTATCGCCATACACACGGATATCAACGGTGCCGCTAGCAACAGCGGTGTTGACGTTTACGAACAAGCACTGGTTGGTAAAGCCATTAATAGTCGTATTTGCCGCAAAACCACCGGCAATCGTCAAATCCTGCCACCGTTGACCGGTAGTAAGATTGGACAAAACTACGTTCGCAACAACTGCATTGGCAGCAGCAACACTACCAGTGCTAGAGATCGTAACCGCGATATTGCCAGTGGATACGTCTGAATTTGCGTTTTGAACAGTAATACGACGAATAATAACTTGGCCTGAAGTGCTTGCTGCGTTACCAGCGGTCAAGCCACCCGATAGAATCGGAATGGCAATGACCGCATTACCCGGGGTTGCAAGCGAAGCGCCAGTGACCGAAGCAATGGCAAAAGTGCCAAAACTATCGGGTAATCTTTGACCTACTGAATCGGCGCTAGACATGAAACCCCCTTAAGAGTTATATGTGCCAGAAACATTCTGACCACCATTGATTGTAACCAATGTAGCGGTGGTATTTGCGTTGACTGCTTTCGCGCCCACGTTTGTACCATCAGAACTGAAAGTGCCACCAGTGTTGTTACCAATCAGAGTTCCCCAAGAAGCGCCATCATACATCACGATGGTGATATTGGCTTGAGCGTTCATCTGATAAGTGCCAGCGGTTACAACCGTTCCATTGCCAGTCGTAACAGCGGCAACGGTAGTGGTTTGAAAGTAAGCGCCAGCGGTATTAGTAACCGCACCAGCAACTAGAATTTTTGCTTGACCGAGAGCCATGACTATTCTCCTTTAGAGTGACAGTGAGTTATAGCCCGTGACCTTGGTCATTGACTTAGGTTTGGTGTTTACCAATTCGGCAATCATCAAAACAGCGCCAACGTAACCAATCTGCCAATTCGGGAGAGTGGATTCAAAGCCCGTGAACACAAACGAACCTTGGTCGTGAATATATAGCGACAGGTAGTTCGTATTCAAAAGATACAGAGTACCTTCTGGGCAATACGGGTCAGGGTAAATGGGTACACCAGCAACCATCAGTGCGCGGAACGCAGCTTGTGGGCCATTTGCATCACTATCAAAACCCGAACCAGGGGTAATGACGTATTGCTCTTGACCGACATAATCTTGCGCCAGCAGCGTCCATGTGCCAAAGCCGCACACGCCAAACGACGGAACTTCAGCGCCGTTCTTTACGGTGCCGCTGATGTATTGCAACACGTTCTGACGGGTCGGATTAACCGAACCAGCAGCGTATTGCTTTGATTGCCACCAGGCATAGGTCGAACGGTCGATATTGCCATAGTTACCCGCTGCCGGATTACTAGACGAAATCGAGGCCGGAAGGCCAATAAACTGTTGGTTGTTAGTGGTGTTGTTATACAGGGCAGTAGCCATCGCGTCCATCATGACGTTTGTAGCGTCATTCATACGCGCTTCAATCAGCGGAATAACCGCGTGATCTTGCTGAACTGCGCCTTCCATTCCGAGGAAAGGAACCGGAGCAATCATCAGTTTCAGGTTAAATTCCGCGTTGAAAGCGCCTTGCTGGACTGAAGGCTGGTTAAATGAACCAGAGTAGTCAGACCATTGAGCGTTTACAAACTGGGAACCTTGAACCGGAACCGTGACCTGGGATACACCGCCTGAAGCTGACTGACTGTTAGCAATCAGTGCCGCCATAAGAGGTGTGCTGTTGTAAAGCTGGACAACCAGTTTCGGGATAAACGCACGCCGTGTGACATACGTCAACTCGGTATATTGTGTGCTACCCGATGCTGGAAGAATACCGCCGCCGATAGGCATGGTTTATCTCCGTTTTAAATATCCCCTGATTTATTACAGCCCAATGGGTCGCGGGTTTTTACGCAACTCAGTGAGCGCCTTTGATGCTTCATCCCTTGCTGCCGTAACGGGATTTTTCCAATACTTGCTCAAATCAAACTTGTTCATGGTATTGCCACTGTAGCCCGTTGGAGTCGGGGCAGCGGATTGTTTCATCCATTGCCAGTATTCCGCAGCAGCCTCATGATTGGTAATACCTTTTTCAAGCATGACTTTTTCCACTTCTTCAATGTCGGATTCGTTCTGGATCAAACCTTTGGTCATCAGCCGGTTACGGCGTTTGCCAAGTTCTTCAATCGCATCACGTTCGCGCAACTTTGCTTCTAATTGCTGAACTCGCGCTTCTGCCCGTTCATAATGCTTGGTAGAAACGTCCTCAATCTCTAGTTCTGGAATCGGCATATCAGGCCGGTTCTTCTTGGTAAGACGAAGAAAGTCTTTACGAGTAGCAGGGTTTTCCGCAAGCTGACGGGCTAGCAGAGCTAACTCATCACGCGCTTCCAAACTCAAATCTTCTAGGCTCATCATCTATCCCCTTATCTATTAGATAACTTTACGGCCCGTTTGACCACTCGGAGTTTTCTCCAGGGTCATCTTGTTCTTGCTGTATTTGTTAGGCGCTGACAGCCCACCAAATTGCGAGAAACGCGGGGTATTAATAATCTGACCATTGTCTTGGTTGTTATCCGTAGGCCGACGCGGTTGCGACGCGCCACGAGGTTTGAACAAGTCCATATCGAACTCCTTAATTTATTGAGGTTGAAATTCGCCACCAGGAGGCATACCGCCAGGAGGCATAGGCATACCGCCTCCGGCAATTTCCATCCCAGGAATAGCGGGTGCTGCTGCCATTGCTTTACCTTCAGGCGTTGCACCACCGGCCTGCGGCAAATTTTGAAGCATTTGCATAATTTCTGCGCTTTGCAATTCTTTGGTTTTTTCTTTTTTGCCGCCAATAATTCCAGACATTTGACGCAAGACTGCTAGAGCCTTTGCGCCTTCAGGTGATTCGCTACCCAAGGCAGGAAGCGCCTGTTCAATTAAATCCATTGCCATGCTGATGTTAATCATCGCACCCTCGCGGCTACCCATCTTGGGTTCCGGCGTGGACATAGGCGCAGACATGGGGGGAGTTTCTGTATTTGACTGTGCAAAATCTTCTGGCTCAGACGGAGGAATAGCCGCAGAAGGCGCACCGCGTTGGCCTTTAATCATTTCCATTAACTTGCTTGACGGTACGCTCATAATATCCTCATTTTTCGGCATTGTTAGTAAACAATTACTAACTTGTCAAATAATTCAAAAGGGGCAGTATATTTAGTATCCCCCGCCCCTTGCGGGATTAATCCTTACGGACTATTTGCAGACTTTGCGAGCTTTACGAGTTTTACGCATTTTCATCTCCAGTTACGAAGGCAGCGACCTTTTAATGGGAAGGAAGCCACACCCATACCCTTCTCAGGATTTTTTCAACGACGGGTCTTACGGCTGCGTTTTCCATATGAGTACATGTTCATCTCCTAGTTAATATCCCCTAGATAATCTTTTATCAGGTCTAGTCTGCGTTCTGTCGAGACTTTTCATACCTTGAACTCGGTATTGCAAGCTAGGCTGATCTTTAGATATATCGCCTGTTGTTACGCGGGGTTGATCTGCTCTGGGCTGTATGCTTTTTTGATCCATTATTCGCCTCCGACTGCTTTAAGATCGGGTTTGCCGCCACCTTTCGGTGGTTGTGATTGCTGTGATTGTTGCGCTTCTTTAGCTTCCATCCGTTGTTCTGTTCGTTTCAACCGGTCTTTTAATTCCTGCTTCATTGGCGGCTCTAGCAGGTCAATCAAAGATTCCTTGTCGATTGCCTGAGCTTTAAACAGACTAAAAGCCAACTCACGCAAATCTTCGGTAAAGATTGGGCTATTAGAATGAGCATCTACCTTAACTACGTAATCTTCAGTAAATTGCTCCGCAATAAATTTAACGCCTTCTTCCGTGGTGTAATGCGTGTTGTCGTATACCTGCATTAATTTTAGATACAGGGTAGCAACTTTTTCAAGTGAATCTTCAATAATCAAAGCGCGTTTCTTTGCGCGGCTGGAACCGAGTCGAGCAAGCTGGCTAGCGTGTCCAGCAGATCGAACTCCTGATTCCCCGCGTCCTTGTAAGACACTGACAATGCCGCTTGCTTCCTCAAACATCTGGTCAATTTCTCTGAGAGAACCGTAAAGGTCTTGAGGTATATTAGGTGCCAGTTTTTCGACTTTGGCATTAGGCATGTCAGTGGATAGAAGGCCACCAGCGCGATTCAGGGCAAAGTTCTTCTCATCCAAAATGCCACTAAAGCCCATCAGCGCAGTAGGTGGGGCAACTTGTTTTGAGAGCAGATCAAGAATTTCTGTCATACGCCGATTCCGCATTTGTTGCAGATAAATCAAGCGTTGAACTTCTGACTGCCCCCAGAAATAATCGTATTGAGGACTTGGGCAAATCTGCACAAACGGTATTTCGCCTTTGAGAAATACTGACTCACCTGGACGGTCATAGATCACAACATCCGGTGTTGCAATGGTGACCACTTGATAATCCGATGTTTCATCATTCCAAATCCATAGCTCCCGCATCTCAACGGTATCTTCTGCTACTCGCGCTTTGTAGCGGTTGTAACCGTAGAGGTCAAGATTGACGGAGCCATATATGGTTGGATTGGTTTGCGACATAACAATCCGGTCTACACCCTCTGGCACTTCTGTTGGCAGAGGGTTATAGCTTGCGGTAATTCGGTCTAGGATTTGTGTGCGCTTTGGATGCGAATACAAACGAGCCATTAACTCAGATCGTGTAATGTAGTAGGTCTGAGTAATAGCTTCTTGACGATCCAAATATTGAGTATCTTCACGCAACACGCCTATTGCCGCAGGTTCCACCATATAGGGGTGAATACCATTGTTATAGATGAGCTTAATGAATGTTGAACTGTAAGTTAATGACCAGGTCATAGCATTACTAAATACTTGGTCAGCATTGGAATTTATCCACTCATCATTCAATGCTTGAGTAAGAATTCCAATTTTCTTGTATTCTTGGGTTGGCACAGATGCGCCAATGTTAATACTGAAGCGTGTAGTTTCTGCGCTATAGAGGAAAGAAGTAAGCTGATCCAAGTGCGGGTAAATCTTGTTGTAGATTGCGGGGCTTTCTTCTGGCCCCGCCCCAAACAAATACCACGCCCGTAGACTGGAGTAGTCACCCTTACGTTCTGCTTTGGATACTTCGCACTTCTCTATTATGTCGAGATAGAACGATTCGCGTGCTGCGTGTTCTGTGGGTATCCGCATTTATTTCTTCAGAGATAAACTTTCATGATCGGCAATGTATGACGCAGCCTTTGGCCCTGTCAAGTTTCCCGCGTCCTGGGGTTTAATGCCCACTGATTCCCCGTGGATAGACCGGACAGCCTGACCAGACAATAGGGAATTCATGCTTAGACCTTTGAACCCACCACCCCAGATTGCCGCATCTCCTGGACGAGATTCACGGGGTTGCTGCGCTTCCTGCACTTCTTTAGGAACGGCCTTATTGTCGCGGGTAAAGTAACCGGCTTGATTCTCGCCTTCGCGGGTAGACTTAATGTTGTTCATCTTAAAGTCCATCGCTAACTGCTTAACCCGTTTGTCGGTGCGCCTAGTCTTGTCGCTCACGGTGCCTGGGGCTTGCAGGAACACCATCATTACATTCTCAGTGCATCCCTGGGGGCAAGTAGCCGCGTATCCCTCAAAGTAGCCATGCTCAAAACATTTGTAATCATGTAGTATATTAGCCATTGTTTTTCCCCTTTAACTGTTCATCAAGATCATAACCGCTGTAATCTGCCGTATTAGTAATGCCAACTCTAACTTTAATTTGTCCATTAACTACCTCTAACCCGACGCTACGGACAAACTTAGGTCTTGGTTTCTTGCGAAATTCGACGAAACGGGTGGCATCTCGGTTCTGCATGATGGCTATTTCGCCCCGCAACCATGACTCATAAGCCTTGCTAACCCGCCTCTGGATGTATTCGGTGAGGGGTAATTCATGTTTGATGAATACATCTTTCATTGTGGACAGAGATATACCGGAGAGTTCGGCAAAGAGTTTGACGGAAATCCCCCGATGGGGGTCAGCCATGAACTTAGTCATGATCCGCAGAAGCTCTGCCCTTGGTATTACTGGCTGCATGGCAATTCAGTGTTCTTTTGCAATACAAAGCAATAGAACATCTCATCCATTCCCTGACCCTCTTGTTCCACGTGAAACATTAACTGCCGATACTGGCTAATACGGAACCCAGTTTTGTTAAATAAACTGATCCACATGCGGTCACCCATAACGGAATAGTGGTTAGGGTTGTCCTCATGCCGCCTCCCGTCAAGATTAGGACTAGGTAACTCTACGTACAGACTTCCACCTATCTTGAGGATGCGGTTGAATTCCATGAGGGAGAATATTGGATAGGGGCTATGCTCTAGGGCATGTCGGCACCAGATCATATCAACGCTGCTATCCGCTAGTTTCAGGTCTGAAAAGTCGCAACAGAGTGTTTCAAAACCATCGGTTTGACAAGCCTTGGCATCCTCAATACTGAGGGTTACGCCAATCATGTTGTCAAAACCTTTCTGCACCATGTATTTCATGAAGGCTCCCTGACCGCAGCCTATATCTAATATATGAGCATCTTTAGCCAATTTCATCTCCGGCACAAAAGTATCCACAGCCTGATGAATAATCGGGGTATGGAAATTGGGCGTATCCGGTTCTGAATACACCGTTGATAACGCCAGCTTTAAATAACGGTCAAACTTGTCTTTATCCATATACACCAATGGTTTTAAGGTAAGTGCTTACTGACCTAGTGGTAGCTGAGTTGGTAGCTGTTTCGTCTTTAGTAGGGTCTGGGTCGTGACTGCGAGAAGTCTTACGGGTGACTTTCATTTGAATAAGGCGAGGCTGGACTTGTTCGGCAAAGGCTGCTGCCGCCAGAGCAGAGGCAATTACCCGATCATCTTTGTTGCGTCCAGAGGCTTCAATACTGCCGCCATTACGGACAATCGTTTTCATTTCCTCTAACGTATCTTCGCA